AACATTAAATCATTATATTCACCTATTTTTGTTATCTCTGTGGATTCATCAGGAGCAGTAAAGGCAAAACCGTTTATATAATATGGCACACCATTTGCCGCAGCGTTTACAGAATCAGGACCATAAACGTTTACATCTGTATCTACGTAATGTAATGTTATTGCGTAATAATTGCCAGGTATAAGCAATTCATTATCTGCCATTTCAAGCGCTGGACCTGCAATGAATTCATTAATGTGATAAACCTGAAAACCTCCACGGAGTTGAATATCTACCTCAGCTTCTTGAACACCTGAAATTCCAAGATCACCCAATTTGACATATTGTACACCATCTTCAATTTTGGTAACTCCTGTTACTGGCATTGTTGCACCCATATTATGTAATTTTGCTTTCAAGCTACCTGGAGGAGGAGTATGAATAATGTCATCAATATAAATATGCCCTCCGACATCGACCTTAGTGTTTCTAAAACCTAACTCTGTAACAGCTGTCATATCTACAGGATTTTCTACATCGTCTTCAGTAAAAGCATTCTCATTAACTGAAATTGTAAGCCAAATTCCTTGAAATAAATTTAAAACCGTATATGTTTTTGTATTGGATCCATCTCCGAGTATTAATTCGAGCCCATTTTTATTGGGGAGTTTTGGGAAATATACATGCATATTTGCAGTATAGTCTGTTAAATTTGCAGCTCCAGATGTTTTAACAAATTCATCTCCTATTGTATCAGTTGGCAATGCCATAGATTTGTCACCTGAATAAACAATAGTACTTTCTAATATATTGTCTTCGTTTGATGGCACCCATACGGCTTGTAATTCTCCATCATCAGCATAAGTCTCAAACGTATCTACCACAGTCCCAGCTGCAGATGCTAATGCAAGGTGAATTCCATTAATATTATCCTGTGAATTTTTAAAAACTTGCCCAACAATTTGATTTGTATTTATTTCAGCCTGAATTTCACGAGAACTTTCACATTGTTCATTCATACACTGAGGGCGAGCTCTTAATTTATTAAGACTGCCCTTATTCAGAAGGAAATGTAACGATAATGCAGATTCCATATTATAATCTGAAACTAATTTTGAGTTTATATTCATCGGTCTTCTATCCTATCTGGTTGAAGTAAATTTTTAATTGCTGGAGGCAATTCTCCATCTTCACCAATTCGATTTTCGTTTTGTGATGAAACAAAAAGATTTATCGCAGCTTTTACTGTTTCAGGGATATCATCAGCTGCACCATATCCAGCAGTATAATTAATAATTACACTATCCATCTCTCTCAAAGTCACACTCGGGAAACTTTGCCCAGGAGCTAGTTTAATTCTACCTGGCGTTGACCTAGTAGAAACTTGATAAACACTTGAATCAAGTTCATATTCTAAATCGTCATAATTATAGTATTTAATTGAGTTTACTGCTATTAATGGCGGTCTAGGTAAAGTAATTTCTCCACGCCACCAACTATCATAAGCTAATTCAATAGTTTGTGTAATATACGCCCGATGCTGATAACCTTCAGCGTGAATTCTACCCGCCTTAATCCATCCCTCCACAGTGCTATCTAAAACAGTAACACTAGAATGAAGTCCTGCATGAATTTTTGCTTCAGCAAGAGTAATTGGCTCAGTTTCTGGAGCCGTTATTATTTTAAAACTACGTTTCATTAATTAAGCAGCCTCAATGTAAGCACCCTCATCAATAGGCGTATAATAAAGAGTATATTTTGTTGTTCCAGTATTTGAAGCTGAACAACTTTCATCAATAGTCCCAACCTGAACAATTACAGGTTTCGCTTGTCCAGATGCACCACCACCTGAACCACCTTGTAAGGCATCGGCTGGTGTACCTGTAATACTATATAAAGTTCCAGCTTCATCAGCGTCAACGTCTAAAACTGCACATATATCATAATCAGTTAATCCAGTTGGATTCGCAACTAATTTCAAATTATTGGCTTGAGCTTGGATAATAGTTCCAACTTTACCACTAACTAAATTAATAGCACATCTTCCACCAATTACATTAAAACGAGCTTTTAGCCCGGTTTGAGCAAGAGTTGTATCTTCTGATATTACTCTTTCACCGTAAATTGCAGCTGATAAGCCATGTAAATCTTGAATATTTTGAGTCATTTTATTCTCCTTATATATTTATTTACTTAAAAAAACAATTTCAGACTTATGTCCTCTTTAATACCTAATGTCAATAAGGTTTCAACTATAGACATAAGTCTATAGTTGAAATCAATTTAAAAAGTTATACAATAGCAGTCGGTTGAATTTCTTGATTATATCTTGATTGAAATAAAATTATGCCAATAGCACCAACAATTGGACTATTAACAACTTCAACAGATTTAATTCTTGCGTAAGCATACCCAGAATCAACCAAATCATCTGCTTCAACAATTATTTTATACATTTGATTTGAACCAGCTGTAGTTGTAAATCCAGCTGTTGTTGCTTTAAGTACTGCTCCATGTGTATCCCCACTAATTATCAGTTGATACTTAAAAGGTATTGCTTCTGAGCTTGATGCTGAAACATCGTCACAAGCCTCAACAGTAATTGTAGCCGTTCCTGTAGCTCCAACACCTTTGTGTATTATTCCTTGTCCCCATTTATAATTGGACATTTTAAAAATGTCACTATAAACAGTCCCAGCAAATGCATCTGCTACTGGATACATTCCACTGACTACATGAGTATTATCATCCATATTTCCTCACTTTATTTTTGATTTTCTTTTCATTATTATTAATTAAAATTTAAGTTTTAAATTCTGTTATAAAATAAACTTACCTTGCTGCAATGGTTGTAAATGTAGAAAGAGTGCTAGATCCTTTGTATGGTGTTAGTGGAGCTTGCCAAAGTGGTTGCCCATTAACTCTGAAAGTAGTTCTAAAAACCTGTTGGTCAGTCAAAAATTCAACATGAATAGAACTTGCTTCTTGTATAGCATCTTTTGCTTTTTTGATAATTAAATACTGCTTAAAATTACCTAAAATAACGTCACCAACATCACCAAGAGCTGAACATTGCTCTATTGGAATTACTGGTAAACCTAGTAATGTTGAATAAGGTTTTGCACTCAAACCACCTGGAGGCATATAAATTGAGACTCCACCTGTTCCAATAGGCCAGGTCATTTGCATCATTTGTAATTCAATCTCTTGATTGATGTAAAAAGCAGAATTTGCTCTATATTCAGCTTTAAGCCTTACAAACATCTTTTGGAAATTTTGAGGAACCACAGTGTTATTGGTTTGTCCTGATTCTTTCGCTACTTTTATTAAACAGTTTGAGTTTAAAACTCCAAGTGGAACGCCTGCGCCAGAGCCACTAATAATAGCATCATCAACTTTAAATGCCAATGCTTTTGGCACTTTTCGTTTATAAAATGAAGCCAATTGTGCTGAATCTTGTAATTGTTCATTTGTAGCACCAAACAATGTATAGAGTTTTTCAAGCTCCATATCAATTTTACCAAATTCGGAAGAACTGTATGTCATAGTACCAGCTTCTTTACCCCAATAAGCCAAAAGTCCGCCATCTCTATAACCATCTTTTCTTGAATTTTCTTTTAAATATGGTTCACTGTATCTATCATTACCTTCACCGACTAATCCGGTTTCACATTGGCTGGCTAATGTTGAATCTGCAAAAATTTTTTCAATAATTGGTGAAGCCTCTTCAGTGCCAACTAAAACACCACCCTCATCAGGTATTGATGAATTATTTCCTTTAGCTGAATTTGTAAACCGCTCATCCCATTTTTTTGAAATTGTGGAGTTTCTAACAGCATTCAAAATTGAACCTATTCCATTTTTCCACTGTGGAGGATTCCCAGTAATAGTAACATTATTCGCTCCAGGAACTTTACCAGCTGCGTTGTCAACTGGTGGTGCAGGTGGAACATTTGCTTGTAATACAAGAGCATTTTTAACACCTTGAGCAATCAATTCAGACATTTTAGTTTGCTCATCAAATTCTTTTTGAAGATTCTCTATTTGAGAGTCTTCAGCCTCAGTTGTGGCACGATTTTCTTTTAGAGCCAAAGCCACTATCTCATGGATTTTATCTTGGGCTTTTTTGGCAATTTCATTTGGATTCATAGAAAAAACCTTTCTTTAATTTATAAAGTTTGAATTTTTGAAAGTTTCATATCGTTTTGAGCTATATTATTTAAAAGTAATTTCATTTTATTTGATGCTATTTGCTTTTTATATTTTGAATAATCAATCACTTCTGGTTCTGGTTCATAAGTTACAATTTTTTCTTTATTTTGATAAATATTTGGATAATCTTTTTTAGAAACTATAACATTATTAAACACAATTCCATTTTCATCAACAGCCACTGGAACCTTATCACCAATAATAGTATCAACAAAATTGAGTTCAAAAGCTTTTTTAGATGTCATATATGTTTCAGCATCCATCAACTCTTTAATTATAGACTCTTCGAGCCCAGTTTTATTTTTATAGGTAGCAACTACGCTATTATTAACTTCATCAAGGCTGTCAGCGATTTTCCTATGTTCAGCTGCAGTTCCATAACCAAAAACTGATGCATTATGTATCATAACCATTGCATTATCATAAATTTTTCTTTCATCAGCTGCTTGTAAAATCACTGATGCAATTGAAGCGGCTATTCCTTCAACAGTAATACTAACTAATGCTCTGTGATCTCTTAAAATGTTTCCAATAGTAATTCCAGAAAAAACTTCTCCACCTGGTGAATTTAAATGAACATTTATTAATTCCGCATCGATTCCAGTGATAAAATTAATATCATTTGGAGTGACATCACTTTCAAACCATTTTTCTGATGTTATTTCACCATAAATAAACAATTCCAAAGTTTTATTTTTACTTACTTCTGACATTCTTATTGGCATTATTTACCATCCTCAGAGCGTTTTATTAATTCCATCATTTGATTCACCATTTTTTTATCATCCTCAGGAGGTTTACCAGCGTCAACCATATTTAAAGGCTGTAGGTAAACATCACCCTTAGGACCAATTCCATTCATATTTAATAATCTTCTAATATCATTTACACTCAACCAACCCCATTGTCGACCAGTAGCAAAAGCCCTAGCCGTTGACTGGGAATCACCACGCAACAGAGATTGCATATTGTACTCAAAAAAGTACCCTTGTTTCCTTTGTTTTTCGGTAATTAATTGAGTATTTATTGCTCCTTCACCTCTTCTAAAATGAGGAAGCATTGTATACATTTGAAATTCTAAAGACTGATGCTCTATATTGTTATTCGTTGATTTTGTTAGGTCTTGAGTTAAATGAGGTGGTACTCTAAAGACTCTATTCAATTCATTATTTTGAAAAAGTCTTAATTCTAATAATTGAGCATCAACTGGGTTTATAGTTAAACCATGATATTCCAATCCATCTTCCAAAAGCATTGGTGTTCCTGCATTTTTCATGGATTGATAATCTTTTTTTAAGTTTTCTTGTAACCTAATAAAAGCGTCATCTTTTAAGAATGTTGGATGCTGAAAAACACCTGTTGGAAATGCTCCATTTTCATAAAACTTTTTACTAAAATGTTGATATTGTAATCCTAACTCAACAAGTGGCCTAAAATTTGTTAATGGAGTTATTCCACAATATCCGTTATTTGAATATCCTACAACATGAAATATTTCTTTTCTTGTTTTTGGAGTTGAATCACCATCTATACAATAATTCAATTTTCCTGAGTCA